AATAACTAATGCTACTAATGCAATTAGCCAATCCATTAAAGACTCCACCCCTAACCCTTCTCCTGCCCGTGTTTTAACAAAAGAAGAAACAAAAGAAGGAAAAGGTGGACCAGAATTTAGTAGTCCTCCACCCATAGCTCAGTTACCGACTTTACCTAATCAAAACCGAGATAATTTCTGGGATGCCGATTTACCACCGGTTCTTAAAGACAATCCGATTAACTTCCAGAGTCCTAATTTGCCTCCCGTTCCCAATCTTCCTACGGGTAATCTTGGCGCAGCGGCTGATCAAATTCGCAACGCTGAAACAGCTAATCAAAACGCTGAGGAGTTTTCAAGACGACTAGAAGAGCAACAAAATCTAAACAAGGCTCTTGACAGATCAATGAAATTTAGACGGCAGCAAGAGGAAGATGCCCGTGCATTAGAACGTACTTTAAGAAATGCTTCCGAAAATGTCGCTGATTTGACTATCAACTCTAAAGGGTATCTGACAGTACAAGAAGAAATTAATAAGAGTGCTACAGAAGTCTCTCGTCAATATCGCTCTCAAATTGAATCACTAGAAGACCAGCGACGGACTTTACTTTTAAATGCTGAGGCTCAACAAAAATACAGCGACGCGATAAAAGAAATCTTAGGAGAATTTCAAAGAAAAGGTATAGCTCTCCCCCCTGAATTTACCAAAGAAATGATAGATAGTATTGACGCTTTAGCTAAACGCGCTGAATTAGCTAAAGAACAGGTAGCAATTCTTGATCAAGCGATTGAACAATTAGGCAAGAATCAGGGAGTAGCCAGCTTAGAAGCATCATTTAGAAAAACCAGAGATACAGTCAGGAGTATTCGTGATCGGTTAAATGATTTAACTATCCAAAGAATGAAGTTAGAGAATCAAGCCCGACCGACTTTATTTGATGATTCTGCTATCCTTGCCGAACGTATTAGCCTACAAAAAGAAAAAGAGGAACTAGAGGATTATTTAGAACCTTACAAAGACTTACCACAATACGCTGAATTTGTGGCTAATATTCGCTCGGAATGGGAAAAACTTGCAGAATTAAGATTAAAACGAGCGGAGTTAAACGCTTCCCCAAATCGTGGCGCAGCTGAAAGCTTTTTCTCTGATATTAGAGAAGGAAAAGGAATAGGATCGGCTTTTAGTAGTCTTGGATTAAATATCATGACAAAATTTGTTGAGGGTATTACTAAGCCCGCTATCGATGCTTTAACTTCTGCTATCGATGGATTTACAAAGCCGATTACTCAGGCATTTGAATCAGTATTTAATGCAATCATCGGTCCAGTAGGTAACTTTTTCACTAATGCCCTCAGTAGCATTTTTAAACCAGTAGGTAACATCTTTTCCTCTATCTTTGGGGGCGGTGGCGGAGGTGGCTTATTTAATGGCTTACTTAGCGGAATAACAGGGATTTTTAGTGGAGGGATTGGGGGACTTGGTTCGATTGGATCACTTGGTAGTATAGGAGCCTCTAGTTTTGCTTCTGCTCCGGCTTCTGCCTTTTCTCTAGGTACAGGATTCAGCTTATTTAGTGATGGCGGGAAAGTTGGAGATGCCAATGTTCCGATAGAGAAAAATATCATTTCAGCTTTTCAGCGCGAACGAGCAATGTCGGGAGGCCGAAAACCTCGCTTGATCGTAGCTAATGAAGACGAATTGGTTCTTAACCCTAAAGAAACAGAAGCATATCTAGAGTACAGAAATAATGCTCCTATTAAGAACTATGCTAATGGAGGATTTGTCGGGGGTAAGCCTAATTACTCCACAACCTCAAATAACAATAGCTCTAATCAGTCTTTGGTAATTAATAACACCAATAACGTGACTGTAGAATCACGGAATGATATGGGGTATAGTTTGAATCAATTGAAAGAACGGGAAAATGCACAAAATGAACGAACTAAAAAACGATTCTTTGGGTAATCAAATTGTTACCGAAGCTCTTGAATGGCTCGGTACTCCTTGGTTTCATGGTCAATCGCTTAAAGGGATTGGAACCGATTGTGTAGGATTTATCGCTGGCGTAGGGATTGAAGTCGGATTCTTGCCCCATGATTTCATTATTGAAAACTACGAACGGATTCCCCGGAACAATTTCTTAGTGAGATTTATCGAGGGTATCTTGACAAGAGTAGAAGGTAGTCCAGATAAAGGAGATATTTTAGTCTTCCGTAAATCAGGTATAAATGGTCATGTGGGGATTTATCTGGGAGATGGGGAGTATATTCATGCTGACTCAATAAATGGCGTGATGAAGACCTATATTCATGAATACCCGCCTGCACTAATTTATCGAGTACCTACTTTAGGAGTGGTAAAATAATAGAAAGCTACCTTAATCCCGATGAAAAAGATTATTTTAAGTTTATTGTTTTTGGGAGTGTTGCCTACCGTGGCACTGTCCCTCGATAATCAGACTCAAGAGATACTTGAGAAAAGAACTTGTCAGTATCTTAAGTCTGGACTGACACTAGGGGAAACCACATCGGCGATCAGTTCTGCCGTTTTTCCGTACGCAACAGCAAGAGTAGGGACGGGGACAGGATCAGGATCAGAAATACTGTATATTTTGCGCGATGAAATTGTGAGAGGTCAAACAGAAGCAATCCTTGAAAACGCTAAAAAAAGATGTCCAGAGTTTTTTCCTCGTAACTAAGAGGCGATACCGTGGGAAGTTAGATTGTTTATCAGTAATTTTACGCGCATAAACAGATTCAGCTATGAGCCAAGTTATGAGCCTTTATGAGCCAAGTTATGAGCCTTTATGAGCCAAGTTATGAGCCTTCTGCTGACGAGTTACAAAATTATAGTATCACAGAATGATTGTCTTGTCCTTGATTCTCGTTTGATTGCTGGTGAGTTGGGGATTGAACACTGCGCCTTGCGTCAAACCATAGAAAAATACATTAACGAGATTCAAGAGTTTGGAGTTGTCGCATTTCAAATGTCGAAACCGCTAGAAGGCTCTAGCGGCGGTCGTCCTGAGCGTTACTGCTACCTGAATGAAGAGCAAGCAACTTTAGTGCCGGTCTGTGAACTGGCACTTTTTGTGTTAGCTATCCCGACAACACCCTTGATTAGTTATCGGGTAAACTTCTAATCAATTCCCGGATTACCTCGGTTATTGACCGCTTTTGGGCTTTACAGTAGTTTTTTAGCTTTTTCTCTTCTGATTCTGATGTACGGACGTTAAGAGGATAATAATTTTTACTTGACATTTCTAGTAGGCTTATGGTAGATTTAAGTTAGTCAAATATAGTTTAGCACCTTTTTCTACTATAAGTTATGTTTAATCCCCGATCTGATTATGTTAAATTTACCGCTTGGACTAACTTAGATAGTTGCAATATATCGCAAGAAAGATTGCTTACAAAAGAGATTTTGATCGCAATTACTTCTGAATTAGCCAAAAAATCTGGTAAATTTGACGATACTAGCTATTGTTCTGTTTTAGTTGCCCCAGAGATTTTTGAAAAATTTATCATCACTAAAACAGAATTAAATTATACGGTTCAGATTGTTGACGTGCCAAGACTATTATACTGTTGGGAAGCTTTAGGTTTTTCCTTTCATATTGATACTACTACCTTTAACTTTTACAAAAGTTGGGTTATAGATTCCGATGTGGGAACTGGTATCCCAAAAAATCTTTAGACTTCTTACTTGACATTTCTAGCAGAGTTATGGTAGATTTAAATAAGAATAAAGGAAGGTCGATCCATGAAAGTCAAAAAAAGTAAAGTTAAGCGTAAAGTAGATGAGTATCAAATTCAAAAAACGCCTAGTTCTAAAGATGGGCATCTAGGGGTTAGTATCGTAAAAAAGACTCCTAAGAAAAAAGAAGAAAAATCTCCTATGGAAGTCTTGGAATTTAAGATACATCCTGCTAAAGAACAAATCACAGAGATTGATCGTTCTTTAGCGGCGTGTAAGTTACTGTGGAATCTTTCGATCACACTTAAGGAAGAATCAAAACAAAGATATTATCGCAAGAAACATAAATTTGATGAGTTTAGCCCTGAAATATGGGAATTAAGTTATTCTGGGGATTATGACGAAAAAGAGTTTAAAGCCCTTAAAGATAAAGAAAAAGAACTTTTAATTGGCAATCCTTGCTGTAAAATCGCCTATTTTAAAAAGACAAGCAACGGAAAAGAATATACTCCCTTATATGCTATTCCTATCCGTCGTTTTATGAATGCCGAAAATATTGACAAGGATGCTATTAATTATCTCAATAGGGAGAAACTTGCTTTTTACTTTCGAGAAGATACGGCAAAATTTATCGGTGAAATTGAAACAGAGTTTAAAAAAGGCTTTTTTAGAAGTGTGATTAAACCTGCTTATGATGCCGCTAAAAAAGGTATCCGTGGGATTCCTAAGTTTAAAGGAAGACGGGATAAGGTAGAGACTCTTGTTAACGGTCAACCTGAAACTATAAAGATTGAATCTAATGGAGTTATTGTTTCCTCAAAGATAGGATTACTGAAAGTACGGGGGATTGACCGACTACAAGGGAAAGCTCCCCGAATGGCTAAAATTACTCGTAAAGCGACAGGATATTATCTACAGCTAACTATCGAAACTGACGACACGATCTATAAAGAATCCGATAAATGTGTTGGTTTAGATATGGGTGCTGTGGCAATATTTACCGATGACTTAGGGAGACAATCAGAAGCTAAACGCTACGCAAAAATTCAGAAAAAGCGACTTAACCGATTGCAACGTCAAGCTTCTAGACAAAAAGATGGCTCTAATAATCAGCGTAAAACCTACGCTAAACTCGCTCGTGTTCACGAGAAAATTGCTCGTCAGCGAAAAGGGAGAAATGCTCAATTAGCCCATAAAATAACCAGCGAATATCAATCAGTTATTTTAGAAGATTTAAAACTAAAAAACATGACAGCCGCCGCAAAACCTAAAGAAAAGGAAGACGGCAATGGCTATAAACAGAATGGTAAAAAAAGAAAGTCTGGATTAAATAAGGCATTACTTGATAATGCTATTGGACAACTTCGCACATTTATTGAAAATAAAGCTAACAAACGTGGCAGAAAAGTGATTCGTGTTAATCCTAAATATACCTCGCAAACTTGCTTCAATTGTGGTAATATTGATAAAGCTAACCGCGTTAGTCAATCAAAGTTTAAATGCACTAGCTGTGGCTATGAAGCCCACGCCGATCAGAATGCCGCCGCAAATATTCTGATTCGTGGACTGCAAGATGAGTTTTTAAGAGCGATTGGCTCTTTAATCAAGTTTCCTGTCTCTATGATTGGAAAATACCTCGGTTTAGCGAGGGAATTCACGCCTGATTTTGATGCAAATCAAGAGTCTATCGGGGATGCGCCGATAGAGAATGCCGAACACTCGTTTAGTAAGCAGATGAAGCAGGAAGGGAATCGCACTCCCACTCAGCCCGAGAATGGCTCGCAATCCCTTATTTTTTCTTCCGCCCCACCTCAGCCGTGCGAGGATAGCCACAGCATAAATAACCCGAAAGCCTTACCCAATAAGGCATCTAAGCGAAGTTCTAAAAAATCACGGGGCGCAATCCCCGAAAACCCCGACCAGCTTACGATCTGGGATTTACTAGCCTGATTTTTTAGACCGAGCAGAACCTTGAAAACTGAATTTTAGCGAATGGGGCGCAATCCTTACCCGAAACCCTTTTATATCAAGGGCTAAAGGAAGATGGAAAGCAATTAAGCTTAAGCCTTATTAGGGATTGAAACCAAAATAGCCAATTTTTCCGCTCTAACACCCGATTAAAGCAATTAAGCTTAAGCCTTATTAGGGATTGAAACGAATTTTTCCTGAGAGTAATCACCCCGCCGGCAATATCCCCCGAAAGCAATTAAGCTTAAGCCTTATTAGGGATTGAAACTTTATCTCTCGATCGCCATGGGGCTTATGCCCTAAAAGCAATTAAGCTTAAGCCTTATTAGGGATTGAAACAAGTCTTTTTCCCAAAAATCCTGAAAAATCCCTTAAAGCAATTAAGCTTAAGCCTTATTAGGGATTGAAACCGGGGTTATCTCATGAGCCTTAACCTGCTTAATCTGAAAGCAATTAAGCTTAAGCCTTATTAGGGATTGAAACATGGTAGTTGTACATTTTTAATCTCCTTTTTTGGGGAAAGCAATTAAGCTTAAGCCTTATTAGGGATTGAAACCTTAGCGGAAAATGATACTGATTTATTCCTACGGCTAAAGCAATTAAGCTTAAGCCTTATTAGGGATTGAAACTAATAATAGATGGTTTACCATGCCCGAACCTTGAGAAAGCAATTAAGCTTAAGCCTTATTAGGGATTGAAACAAAGTGCCGGGCCCTGCTTTTATGGGCTTATTTTGGGAAAGCAATTAAGCTTAAGCCTTATTAGGGATTGAAACCCATCGTAGTATTCTAAAATGTCCTCACTGTCAGAAAGCAATTAAGCTTAAGCCTTATTAGGGATTGAAACAATTCTCAAGGGACTAACTTAATCGCGGGTAAACAAAGCAATTAAGCTTAAGCCTTATTAGGGATTGAAACAAGGAATACCGAAAAACTAAAGGAAGTAAGCAACGAAAGCAATTAAGCTTAAGCCTTATTAGGGATTGAAACTTAATACTCTTTTAATTTATGACAATAACCGCAAAAAAAGCAATTAACCTTAAGCTTTATTAAGGATTGAAACTTGGATAGGATAGTTTCTAGGTTCCCATTGTTTTCTAGAAACAATTAAGCTTAAGCCCTATTAAGATTGAACTAAATATTAAACCCGAAAAAAACAATGAATCAAACACAACTAGATAAAAAGATTAGTCAATTTTTAAGGAAAAAATTAACCAAAGCGGAACTAAAAGAAATGGAAATAAAACCACGTTCTTTAATCTTAACAATACGCAATTTTGTCGAGAGGTATCTACTTATCATTTTAGATAGTATTTTTGTTGATGTCCCTCGTGGATGGGATAACTTTTTTGAAAGTTTTCGTTTTTGGCAAAAGCTAATACTTAAAAGAAATAAATCTCTGCTAGTAATTTATTTCTGGGAAACTATTAATAATTATAAAGAATAAATAATGAATCACGAAATTTATCTTATTGGAATACCAACTTTATTACTAGGATTTCTCTTGGGAACATGGTTAGCCTATTTCTCGTGGGCTGACACTCGAAACAAAAAACTTGGTATAGACTTTAAATACCGGTACAAAAAGCCGATTAGTGCTAAGGAATTTGCCATAGAAAACTGTACTTCTTTAAAACAATCTAAAAGATTCCTTGACAATAAACTTTTAGAGTTTGGGGGAATAGTAGTTTCCCAAAATGGTGACAGTGAATATCATTTTGATATATCAAGATTTCTTATTGAAGAACAAGACAATGGAAAAATACACTTTGACTAAAATAGAACAAGATGGGAGTGCTAAAACTTTCATCTATGAACCAAGTGACACAAAACCCACTGAAAAAGAACTTAAGGATAAATTAGTAGAAATCTTAATGAAAATCAAAACACTGACATCGGAAAAAGTAAATTTAATTTATTTTCTTATCAAAGTTATAGACAAATAACTTTAATTGTGGTAAAGTAATATAAAACACCTAAAAAGATTAAACTAAAATGAAGTCTAAAAAACAGAAAAAACCTTATTTATTAGTGGCTGTAAATTTAATTATTTTTACCTGTATATTTACTGCCATAAGACTTAATAACTTACAGCTAACATGGTCGGAGTTGTTTCTCCGGTTTTGGTATATTTGGCTTTGGGTTGCAGTTTGTTTAGGATTAACTTTTGAAAAGTTAAATGTAAAATAAGTGGTAGGATTTAAATAAAGTCAAGACTATTAAGACATGAAAAAGACTAAACAAATAAACTATTACCTTTTAATTTGTCATGAGTTTTAATACTTGTATAATTTTCGGTATTAGATTCATTCATTCACATTTAACAGAAACAGAATTGGTTTTTAAATTTTGGTATGTTTGGCTTTTTGTGTAACTAGCATAGTAATAACTTTAAAATCTATTGAAGGTCAAAAATGAAAATAAAACCGATAACCTTAATCTTGAATTTGTTTTTAATTTCTGTGTGGGGATTTATGTTAATCACCAAAGGGTTGTTTTACACTTTGTCTTTTGGTTTTTATTTTTATGTTTGTAAAAAACTTTATAAACCTATCGACAGCTATTTACCTATTATTTGGACTACCTTTAGAGAAGATGTTCCTTTTGGATGGTATAATTTTTTTGAGAATTTTCGTCTTTGGCGAAAATTAATAGCTAAAAAAAAATATACAATTGATAAATTTTTGGAAAGATTCCTTTTGGTGTAATCTTAATTTTTACAGAGAATAAATCTAATATAGTTAATCTGTAACAAATTATTAAACTTTCCTAATATCTTGATAGCAAACAATATGCCCTTTATGTTTCCATTTAATTCTTGTCATTCTTGCTCTATTCAAGACAGTGAGTCAGTAAAACCTGTTGAAAACTATCCTCAACAGCATCAAGGACTTTTCAGTGATATTAATAAAAACCGTCAAACTCAAAAAGGATTAGAAGATTATTTAGAAACCTTTCTAAATATTTGGAATCGAGAATTAGAGCCTGATGGTGAATTTAGTTGGCAGATTATTCGTTTTCAGTTTAAAGAAACAAAAAGTTTTATGTTAGCTGTTGTTTTCTCCACACAAGAGTATGGAGAAACCCCTCAACCCGTTTCTGAATTAGAACAAAAGCAAAAATTAGAAGCTATTAATCAACTAATAAAACAGAAAAATGATTTAGTTTGTTTAGTTTCTAATACAGAAATTATCATTATCAAGCGCAATGAACAAAGACTCTGGACTTGTAGCATGGCGCGTAAAGACGCAAGAGAAGCAATGCTTCAACTTCTTAATTTGCAAGAATCTCAAAAGAATCAAGAAAATCAAAAACCAATATGATTGACAAGCATTAAGAATTATAGTAAGATAAATTTAAACAAGGATTGGTGGCCGAGTAGTCGAAGGCGACAGACTGTAAATCTGTAGATTTAATTCCACGCTGGTGCAAATCCAGCCCAACCCACTTAAAATCAAACATATTGACAAAATCAAAGACTTGACCTATGATAAAAAGTTACAGCGATTACAGTCACACTATGTTTGATACAAATAAATACTTAGAATTATTAAAACAATACCCTCCTCGTCCTATTTACGACAAGGAAAAGCTAGAAAACACAGAAAAAGTTATCAGTTCTTTTTTAGATAAAATCATATTAGATAAAATTCAATTGACAATAGA